GTCTTCAGCTCCTGAGCGTCAATCAGTGCTTTCTCAGCGGCTCTTTTAGATGTCTCCTCAAGCTCTGTGAGTGCCTGTTGTGACCGTAGGACTGTCTCCGTCTGTACGCTAGATTTCTGAGCATCAACAAGGTCTTTCTCGGCTGCTCTCTTGGACGTCTCTTGGACTTCTGTAGCTACCTGCTGGTCAACAAGACGCTCTTGGTCAGCTATGAGTGAAGCCTCGGCTGCTAACTTGTCAGCAGTCTTAAGCTCTGTCTTGAGCCTTAGTGATAGTAGCTTCTCCTCAGCCGACTGCTGAAGGAACATAACCTCCTCAACGCCCAGTTGCTTGAGCTCTGAAGGGAACGAATTGAAGCTAGTTGAGTTTCCCCCGTTACGTACGTGGGCTTGTGTGAGGATTGCTAGGCTTACCTGCTCCTCTTGAAAGGAGAACTTCTGGAGTTCCTCAGAGCCTACAAAGCGGGACTGAAGGACACGAGCGGCACGTATAGAGATGTACCGACGAGCTTCCTCTGGAATATCAGCATGGAAGGACTCATTCCAGTCGGCATCGTAGCCCGATGTAGTGCTAAGAATGGAGATGCTTGAACCAGACGTGTTAAACCACCACCCCTTGCTTTGAACATCCCTGCTGACTTCCTCAATGATTTGTTTACTGAGGACGACGTTTGTAGAGGTGTTGTTAGGTGCATCTACGGGTGTTTCACCGATGCAACTCAAGCAGATGTTAATGGCATCTGTGAGGGATGTGTAGGTAGAGTTTACGTCTGTCATTATTGTTGTTCTAAAGTTGTAATTCGAGCTTCAAGTTCTTTGATGGTTGCGACTAAGAGTGGTACTAGTTTGCTCTGGTCAATGCCTTGGTATTCTGGGTTTCCGTCTGCATCTACTTCGTCTTTAGTACCTGTTATTGCTTCTGGAACAATGTCTTGAACTTCGTGTGCTAGGAAGCCATCAACGGTTGTGTCTGCATCTGCAATAAAGTTAAACCGCTTAGGCTCTAGCTGTTTTAGACGTTCAGTTGCACCTGTTAGGTCAACTACGTTTTCTTTAAGGCGGTAGTCTGAAGATGTGTTGTAAGAAGTAGATGAGCTTGTGTTGCTAATTGTTCCTACGATAGACCCATTATATCTAATCTGCTGAATTGTTCCTGTAATATTATTTGGGTGATTTAAAATAAGCGCAGTGCCATTAGAACTGAGATGCACTTGCGCCGCTGGCTGCATAGAAATACCAGTATCTGTTGAGCTAAACGAAACATCATAATTAGTAGTGCCCATTAAGAGGTTTCCGCTAACACTCCCACCAGTTGACTCTAGGTAATCTCTATCAAGTTTAGCAGGAGTAATAGAACCATCTGCTACAGTTAAGTCTACATCGCTTCCGAGCTTCGCGGCTGTGACTGCTCCGTTGGCTATCTTAGTCTCCGTAACTTGTCCGTCTGCTAGAGTATTGGTGATACCATTCTCTGTAATCAATTCGTTGATAACCGCCTCTTGGACGTCTTCCATGTCATCTCTGATAGCCATAAATCATTAGGGTTAAAATGAAAGAGCCCCCAAAGGGATTAACCAATGGGGGCTCAGGGTTAAGGGTTTATCGTACTTCTACAGCACACTCTGGGCGGAGAACTCCGTGACCCATTGCGTACTTAGCAACGAACAGCGTACCTTGACGCTCGATTTGGTACTCGGACTCAGTAGCGAGGTCGAGCAGCTTAACTGTACCGATAGCGTCCTTCGTGCCTGCCAGAATCTTGACAGCAGAAAGGTCAGCATTGTAGCCAACACCGTTAGCGCCGAAGACGTCATTGTTACCTTTATCGTCGTCTTGGTCTTGGCTAGCATCAGCAACAGCGATAGAGCTGAGGTGGTTGCTCTTGTACAGGTTAATACCAGCAACTTGGCTAATTGTACCTGTAGCAACATTACCAACACCACCAGCATCACGGTTAGAAGCAAGCGACACTGCGCTGCTGTCTGCGGTGATAAGGGTGTAGTAGTCAGCAGGGCTCAAGATAGCGTAGCGACCTTCGTCGGATACGTCCTTGCTGTCGAGGGACTCAGCGACTGCATAGAGAGCATCAATGAGCTCACCAGCAGTTGCACCTCCAGCAGTGAACATCGAAGTACCTGAACCAAGAATAGTACCAGATTCACCACCAGACACTGTAGCACCTGAACGGGCAGCAGCGGCAAGGGTCTTCATGGTAGCAATGTCGAAGCGTTTAGCTAGGGCTTTACCAAGCTCCTTAGCGTAGATGCTACGTACATCATAGTGGTTCTTGAGCTCGTCGATGTTAGCGATGAACGTCGAGGAGATGAGTACGTCGTCAATAGAGATGACGCGCTCAGCGTGTTTAATTGCAGACAGGTAGTTGTTACCTGCGTCCGCGATGTTCTCACCTGCGGTGTGATACTTCGCTTCTGCGATGCCTGTTGCTGGGAACTGTGCAGACTTACCGTTCTGAATGGTGCGAACCATGTGCAAGTCCTTCATGATGTTTGTTTCTTCAAACGTCGTGAGGATTTCACCTGAGAACACCTTCAGGAACAGTGCATTTGCATCACCAGCGGCGTTTACTTGACCCAATCGTGATGGGCTTGTATTTCCGTTAGCCATTTTATTTATTCCTTAGTTTTGGATTATTAGTTTAGGGTTTGAGGTGTCCGTGGGCTTGGTTTGCTTGTCTAAGGTTATCCGCCTCGACGGGCCTTACGCTACTTCTAGCTTAGGGACGAAAGTTATCAGCACTTCCATTTTCTAAGTGCTAATGCTTTACGAGTAGGGCGTCCTTTGGAGTCCTTCATTGGCCCCTTGACGCCACTCATACGAGCACAAAAAGAACGCTTGCGGGCTCCCCCTTCGGGTTGTGGCCGCTTAAGATTGGAGCCTGTCTTTGAGTTGTAATACTTACGACCCTTCTCAGACAGACCACCAGACTTAGACTTGTGTTCTTTTCGCAGGCTTACGCCTTTTCTCTTGCTCATTGATGTAGTTAATAATTATTGGGATTGCTCGGTTTCTGTACCGAGTTAAGTTAAGTTGCTTTTGGTCTTTACGTGGATGATGGACGCGTATCCAAGCCTCTCCACCGCCGTTCCAAATGAACAACAGGTGGTCAACAGTTACTTGCTTACCCAGTCTTTCAATGTGCGCTTTGTAATGCGCCAGAACCGTGTAAGCGATGTGGTGACTGAAGTTAGGGTCGAACGCAACTTCGTGAGCCACGTTTTGACCCGTAATACGATTGTAGTCGTCCACCATAACTTGATGGATTTGGTAAATCCCATAAGCAAGACCACCGTCACCCACAATGGTATTAGGACTATTGTAAGGAACTTCCCAAGAAGGGATGAGAGAAACGAATTCATTTAGTGATATTTTTACTGGGTCAGCGTTTGACCATTGAGGAGCCAAAGTAGAAGCTAAGCAAAGCGAGCATACCTTGGCGTACTTCTGGAAGAAGGACAAAACCTTCGACGTTAATGTAGCCATTCTGGGAACCTAAAATAAGTGATAAAATACCGCCCCCTGACTCCCTTTCGAGAGCCAGAGGAACGTTGATTAAAGCAGTAATAAAAGGGGCGACTATTACTGCGAACAATATGCAGATAGCAATAAGGCGTCGCACCCAGACTCCACCTCGGTTTGCAGCCGCCTCAGCAGAAGCATCTACGGCCTCTTGCTTCCGTAGCATTGCGTCAAGGGCTCTACCTTGGGCTTCCGCTTGAGAGGCGACGAGGCGCATCACAAAACCTGTGATACCACCTCCGAGCATGGATAATAATTCTATAGACATTTTTAGAGTACGTTAGATACAGCCAGACGACGCTCTACGTTTTCACGGTAGGCTGGGTCGCTATTGTATCGTGGGTCACGCATAGCTTCAGTAACCTGAGCGGCAGACCCAAAGGGTTTAACAGAGGAACCGCTAGTGCCTCCTTGAGCTAACTCAGGGGGCTGTCCACCAGCGGAGATGAACTGCGAATAAAGCCCTTTAACAGCCATCTTAGCTTGCTCTACTGAGCCAGTCTCAACGATACTGTTGAAGGCATCTACGTCGCTTTGAGGGAGATTGTCAGCAGCCCAGTCGGACATAGCGTTGTAGTTGGCATTACCACCTACCTCTTGCTGTATCTCCAAGGCTTGGGAAGTACTGATTGCTTCCTGACCCGCGATGTACGTCTCGACGAACTCACGGGGAAGACCAGCTTTCTCAAGCTCGATAAAAGTTTTGTCAGTAAGGGAACCCGCTTGAGAAAACTCTTCCGTCGCTTTTTGTACGGCGGTATTAAGATTACTACCTGTCTGTTGAGCTTCTTCTTCTTTGGCAGGTTCGTCATCTTTCTTTGATTTACTTTCTTTGGAGGATTGTTTCTTTTGAAGTTCGTTGTAGGCCTTTGCCAAGTCTTCTGGAGACTCAAACTTCTCATCTAGCCACTCTGGGCGTTCCTCCTTGGGCTCCTCCTTTGGTTCCTCGGTCGTGGATTCCAAAGATTGATTACGTTGAGCAGCAGCCTCTTCTTGCATAGCTGCTTGCTTTTCGAGGGAGATGTTCTCTTCCTCGGAGTGCTCTTGCACTGTTACTGATTGGTAGTTAGCCATTATACCTCGCTTGGTTGTTCTTGTTGTTGGGCAAGAGCTTGGTCAGACACAGCTTTGATACCAGCGGGGCCGAGCTTTTCAGCCATCTGCATCTGTTGTGCCTGTTGCATCTCCATTGCCAGTTCATCGTCGGACTTAACCAACCCATCAGTCTTAATACCGAGGGAGATTGCCCGCCGTTTAAAGTATTCGGAAACCTTGACGTACTGAGCGATTGCTTCAGGGCCAACTACTTGGGCAGCCCCAGCAAGGAACAGGTCTAGTTTCTGTAAATCGTTCCCACGTCCAAGAGCCTCAACACCTGTAATGATGATTGGCTTAACCACATCCTTGGGCATCTTGGGTAGCTTGTTCTTCTTATTCATTACCTCCATCAGTCGGTTGACCAATGGAAGCTGTAGCTCGGTGCTAAGAAGCGAGTAGAGGCCACCTAGGGCTGACTCTAGCTCCTGACCAAGCATACGGATTTCCTCAGCAGTTACACGCTCTGCGTTACGAACAACACCGCTGGTTAACAGGAAGGCGTGACCAAGGCGGTCTTTGATGGTCTCAATGGTCTCTTGGGCTACACGGAAGTCGTTAAACTTGTCTAGCTGAAGAGTGGTGACATCATTAGCGTTGCCTTGGGTAATTCCACCGTTTGGAGTCTCAGCCAATGTACGGGCTCTTGTTGTACCGTTAGGGTTCACTAGGAACAGAACCTTAGCAGCAGCCGCAGAACCTTCCACGATGGCTTGTGTGAGCTTCTCAAGGGACTGTAGGTCACCGAGGTATTCCTCTACGTAACCACGTCCGTAGTCCTCACCGTCAATGCGGGAGAAACGAAGTGGGATAAATGGGTTCTTGTCTAACGCATAGAAACCTTCGGACTTAGGGATTACGTTGCCGTTGATTTCTTGCCAGACTTTCCAGCCGTTGTCCTTACGACAGACTGCTGTGAATAAATTGATTTCGTCGTCAGTGCCGCCCTCTTGGGCTCCAGCTACTTCCTTCATCTCCTCAGACAGGCTCATATAGCTGAGGGACTCCTTGGTGCAGATGTACAAGACATTGCCCATAGGGTCACGCTCTACGCAGAAGCGGTCTAGGTGGAACACACGGATACCTCCATCGTCTGGGACGTAGATAAGAGCGTTACCAGTGACGATGAGTTGCTTAAGAGCTTCGTGAAGGGCAGTACGGTAAGTACCACGACTGACCTCCTCCATAAAGGACTCCTCTACTTGCTGTAGGGACGTCTCGATTTCCGTGATTAACTCTGGTGGTGCGCCTTCTTGCTGTAGTCCATATTCGTCCACAGCTAAGCGAAAGAACGGAGCATTGGGTGGTAGGAGTGCTAACAGTAGTTTAGATGCGAGGTTATTTACTCCGCGAGCCCCAATGCCCTGAAAGGGTGTCTCCAGACGACTATGAGAGCCGAAGCCTTCGTCTGGACAAACGTATGGTAGTGTGAGTTTTGCTGAGGAGCGAGCGCGGTCGAGGTATTGCCACCGCTTCCCCTCAAGGGAGGTATATAGGCCTTCAGCAGATTTGTGCATAAATTATATTTCGTCAGGGGTTTCTAAAGGTGCATAGGTTTCAAACACTGCGTTCTCCTCGTAGTCATCGAGGTCGTAGTCCCGTACGTCCAATGCCCACTTGCCGTCAGCCGTAGGCACTGGAGCCGTCAGCCAGCGTGTGCCTTTGCCCTCAGTCCAGTAGGAGAAGCTCAGGTACTTGCCCTCCTCGTCAGCGCGGTCAATGGCTCCTTGTTCGGTTTCGTAGATTAGGTACATAATTAAGATAGGGTGATGCCGTACTGGTTGGCTATGTTGGTTTCAATGGCAGGACGATTGGAGGACTGGTCGGAGTTGTAGATGATTAACTCTTTGGCAGTACCACCAAATGCGTTGGCTGGTCGTCCGAACACATATTGAATAGTATCAGCTGTATTCCCAGCGTTACCAGAAACAACACTTGTTCCGTTGCTAAAGATTTCGCTGCTTACTCCGTTTGCAAGATAAGTTCCAAGGATTTCTGCATCTGGGTGCGTTCCACCAGTCAGCACAGCTCCGTGATGCATAATATATGCTCCAGTACTTCGTCTGCCAGTCGCAGGAAGTGTTAAGCCACTATAGATGTAGCTTGTGTTCTGAGTAGCCGAATAAACGGAGAATGTGCTGTATGGCTGCGCCGTCAGGTTTGTTGTTAGGTCAAGATAGTCGTCAGTACCATTAAACACCACAGCACCCAAGAACGCGTGAGGCTGACCAGATGTCACCTCGCCAACAATCTTAGGCTGATTCGCAGCAGTTGTCTGCACCGCGTCATTCGCTTCACCGCTCTGGTCGTACCACGTCTGCACGAATCCGTTGACTGTATCGTCAGCAGCAGGGATGTCAGTAATGTTGTAATGCTCACCGATGTT